GAACGGTGCGAGTCGGAAGCGGACCACATTATTCGCAGCTGCGTGGAAATGACGCATCTGCATTTTGACGATGAAATGGCGAAGGAATGACGCGATGAGCAACACGGCGAAGGGCGACGGCAGGGAGATCAGGAACCTGGCAGTGTCGGAACTGCGTGCCGGATCTGGAGACCTGCCAACTCTTGAGGGTTACGCGGCAGTATTCGACGAGGCATCCGAGCCGATCGGCGGCATGTTTCGCGAGTATGTCACGCCGGAGGCATTCACCAGGACGCTCCGAGACGGCGCCGATGTGCGCGCGCTGGTCGATCACGATCCGAGCAAGATCCTCGGGCGGACCACTGCCGGAACGCTTCGGCTCCGAGAGGATCATCGTGGATTGCTGGCGACGATATCGCCGCCAGACACCACTGCCGGCAGAGACATCACCGAGAGCGTGAGGCGTGGCGATGTGTCGCAAATGAGTTTTGCGTTCTCGGTGCGTGAGCAGAGATGGGACGACAATGCCGGCGGCGACATGCCGGCGAGGCATCTGCTAGATGTGGATCTCCACGACGTTAGCGTGGTCACATATCCGGCCTATACGGGAACGGAAATATCTGCCAGGACGATCGAGGTGTTCGAGGATCGTCAGCGTCATGCAGCTGCGATGGAAATTCTGAAAAACCAGGAGACGATTTTGATGCGAAAAACTTCGTGATATAATTGAGCAGAACAACTGGCCCGACCACGACAGCCACGCCGGCGGCAAAGTTCCGCAGCGTGGCAGGCGTGCGACGACGTTGCAGCACTCTGGCAGAGATCCAAGGCGCACCGTTATTCCTAAATGGATGTGGTGCGCCTTTTTTTTGGGCCGAGGTCGCCACGTTATCGAAAGGCAACAACAAATGGGACTGCAAAGGCTGAAAGAATTGAGGCAGGCAGCAAACCAGAACGGGCAGGCTATTGCCGACGCTGCCGATGCCGACGGGCGTGAACTGACGACTGACGAACTGACGGATATCGAGGGATTCGACTCAGAGTTCAGGAAACTCACAAACCAGATCACGATGAAAGAGCGACTGGCGGACCAGGCCGAGGCGCTGAGCGTGCCGAGCGAACGACGCAGCGCACCAGCGGAACCGACTGCTTCGCCGACTGGCGTCAGCAGGATCACCGGCGGCGCGTATCGTAACGACGATCGAGGGATGTGGGGATTCCAGAATCTCGGCGAGTGGGCGAATGCCGTTGCAAGGTCCAACCGGCCAGGTGCGCCGCAGTTCGACCAGCGACTGAATACCGAGAGACGTGCCGATCCAGATGGTGCTGTCGAGGGGATCGACTCGGAGGGCGGATTCTCAGTGCCGCCAGACGCGAGACGCGAGATCAACGAATTGGTGCGGGGAGAAGACAGTCTCCTGGCACGTTGCGACGAGATCAACATAGCCAGCAACAGGCTGACGATACCGACTGACGAGACGACCCCCTGGGGGACTGCTGGGATTCGTGCTTACTGGGACTCAGAGCAGAGCCAGGCCACGCAGAGCAAGCCTGCCTTGCAGGAGGTCGGGATTACTCTGCACAAGTTGCGGGCGCTCGCACCGGTGACTGATGAATTGCTCGAAGACAACAGCGCGATGGCATCCTACCTCCAGCGAAAGGCGCCGGAGGTGATCGTCTACAAGCTGAACGAAGCGATCGTGCAGGGTACAGGTGCCGGGCAGCCGTTGGGAATCCTGAACGCCGGCGCCACGGTGTCCGTCACGAAGGTCGGTTCACAGGTTGCCGACACGCTGGTCGGTCTCAACGTGATCGACATGTGGTCGCGGATGTACGCACCGGCGAGGCGAAACGCTGTGTGGTTGGCGAATCAGTCAATCGAGCCACAGCTTCTGACGCTCATGGCAGCTGGAAAACTCAATACGGGCGCCGCTGATACTGGATGGGGGCAGATCCTGTATCAGCCTGCCGGCGGACTGAGCGGATCGCAGTTTTCGACGTTGTTCGGTCGTCCGATCATCTACACGCAGGCCTGCAACGAACTCGGTGACAAGGGCGATTTGATTGCCGCAGATCTCACGCAGTACCTCGCAGCGGTGAAAACTGGCGGCATCAGGCAGTCCAGTTCGATCCATCTGTGGTTCGACTGGGACGTCACTGCTTTCAAGTTCGTTATTCGTGTTGGTGGTAGCCCATGGCTGTCGGCGGCGATTTCACCACGCGACGGAAGTAGCACCCTGTCGCCGTTTGTCACGCTCGATGCACGGGCATAAAACAAGGAGACCAATTTATGCCGCCTCTAGTAGAAAATTCACAGATCCTGAGCGCGTTCGTCCCGGTCGATTTACAGGACGGCGCGAACACCGGCGACTGGGTCGCACTGGAAAACTTCAACCAGTTGTCGATCGTGTTTTTCAAGGCTGCCGGCACTGCCGGCGATGATCCGACCTTGACGATTCAGCAAGCGACCGACAACGCAGGAACGTCGGCGAAGGCGCTAAACTTCACCACGGTATATGTGAAGCAAGGCACGCTGGCGAGTGTCGCGAATTTCACCAAGGTGACGCAGAGTTCGGGGAATACTTACACGGCAACTGACGCAGCCGAGGAGCAGGCCATTTGGATCGTGGAGATTTCCGCTGACGATCTCGATGTCAGCGGGGGATTCACCCACGCCCAGGGCAGCGTTGGGGATGTGGGGTCAAATGCCCAGTTGGGTTGCGGGATGTACCTGGCGACTCAGCCGAGATTTGCCGCAGGAGTCGCAGACGCGACGTCAGCGATCGCCTGATCGGGGTTTTCTTTTCTTGAGTCCGGTGCGGATGTTCACGCATCCGCGCTGGATTTTTCGGAGTGCCGCTATGCTGGTCAGATTCTTGAAACAACCGTCGGCGTTTTCGGGGGGCAGCGACTTCGTCGCCGGCGAGGTGTACGAACTGGACGATCCCAGCGCTTATCGATGGATCAGGCGAGGAGTCGCGGAGGAGGTCGAACCACAGACGGCAGACGCTGCGCCTGCATCGCGGCGCCGGCGTGGTCGCAAGCCTGCGTCACCTGGAGCAAGAAAGCATGGGTCTCATACAGACGGCAAAACCTGAAGCGGAGCCGGTCGGTCTCGACGAGTTCAAGAGTCACGCGAGGATCGACGGCGATTTCGACAATGAAGGCGCGCTCTTGCTGGTCCGCAGCGCGACGGAACACATCGAGCATTTGACGGCGAGACAGTTCGTAAACGCGACCTGGCAGTACACGATGGACAGGTTCCCAGTATCGGGTCCGATCTGGATACCGAAAGCGCCGCTGGTAAGCGTCACCTCGATCACCTACCTCGACGCAGACGGGGCAACGCAGACGGTCAGCGCCGACGTCTACCAGGCTGTGACGACCGACATGCCTGGTTCGATCGTCCTGAAGTACGGCAAGTCGTGGCCTGCGGCAAGAGAAGACACAGAATCAATCACCGTGACCTTCGTCGCCGGCCACGGCGCGTCGCGGGTCAACGTGCCGCGTGTTGCGAATCTCGCGATCAAGCGACTCGCGACATATTGGTACTGGAATCCAGGCATGGGCGAGATCACCGGGCGAGGGTCCAGAACGATCACGCCGATAGACGTGGACACCGTAATTCAGAATTTGAAGGTGTATCCCAGGGAGGCTGTCTTAAATGGCTGATCTCTCGATTACCGCAGCTAATGTCGTACCGTCAACGTCTGGCGGATGGACATTGGGCCAGGGCATCGCCGGCGGCACCATCACCGCCGGCCAGCCAGTCTATGCCGACGCGACGGATGGCGGAAAACTCAAGGCGGCAGACGCAGATGCGGAGGCGACGGCGCTGGCCAGGGGAATCGCCGTGTCTAATGCCGCAGACGAGCAACCTGTGCGGTATGTCTCCAGGGGGAGATTGACACTGGGTAGCGGGATCGTTGTCAGGGGTCGAGCGTATTACGTCAGCACGACTGCCGGCGGCATTTGCCGTGAGTCGGACATCGCTTCAAGCAAATACACGACGCTCCTGGGCATCGCCGTGTCGACCGACGATCTCGATGTGCAACTGATCCCGTCAAACGTGACGACCAGCGCATGAGAAAGATCCCAGCAAACACGATGCGACACCGTGCCGCGTTCCTGGTCGCGACCGAGAGCGGCGACCAGTACGGGCAGCCTCAGAGATCGTGGCGCCGCGCATCGAGTGCGAGATGGGTGTCGATCGAACCATTGCGATCGCGCGAGGCGTTCATCGGCGACCAGGCGCAGACGACCGACACGCATGTCGTGCGATTGTCGTGGACACCAGACGCACCGACGACGCAGCAGCGAATGCAAGTTCTGCACAGTGGCCGCACATTCGACATCAGCAGCGTCGTGGACGAGGACGAGCAGCATCGTGTTTATCGGTTGATGGTGACCGAGAGGGCGGACGGAACCGATGGCTAGAGCGGCACCAGTAAACAAGGGCATGCAACTGCGCCTCGACGGCATGGGCGAGATGATTGCCGCGATGGATGAACTCGGCAAGGGGGTTGAACAGCGGGTCATGGGTTCCGCGGTGACCAAGGCGATCAAGCATCTGACCAAGGCGGCGCGGCGACGGGTGCCGACCAGGACCGGCCTGCTGAAATTGTCGATGGGCAACCTGACGAGGAAGTATAAGAAGCGAGGCAGCGCCATCGTGGTCGCCGTCGGAGGGCCGCGGGTGAAATTCAGCGGCAAAAAGGCAGACGAGATACGGCAGGGGATGAACAGAAAACCTTACAAGTACGCGCACCTGGTGCATGGCGGAACGGAGGCACACACCGTCGAGGCAGGCCGACGCGCTGGATCGTCGAGCAGCAGCAAGGCGCTCGGTACGCCGACTGGGATGTTCAGCGTCGTCGATGTCGCCGGTGCCAGGAAACAACCTTTTCTTTTACAGGCCTGGACTGCGACGAAGGGGCGCATGGAATCCACGCTACATCGAGAGATTTGGGCTGGCATCAAGAAGGAAGTCGCAAAGGCCAAGGCGAAAAAGAGCAAGGCCACGACGAGGATGATCGGCGCGCAGGCGGGACGACCTC